TGAATGTGTCTGCAACGGTATCGACAAGGCTTGGTCTGCCACTGCCTCTCGGTACCACCACATCAACTTGATACACACCATTTGTTTCGTCTTTACCTGTTGCGCCTAGAGATGCCTGAACCGTGTCTGCTGGCAAGAAAGTCGCACGTAGATATGTCGTCCCTGCCGAAGGCTCGTAGGGAATATTCGGAAATGCCAGGGGGGTACCCGTGATCGTAGCCAATTGAGTATCTAGCGCCGCTTGTATGTCATTAAATACAGTCATTAGGTTTTCTTGACCTCTTGCTGTAGTAACTGGTCGAACTCAGAAAGCGTCCTTCTCACCATTCCGTTTGGTGCTTGCTTTGACCATCCAAACTCAAGGCGCTCCCCATACGGTAGGTTGTTAGTGAGATAAAAGACATTCTGGCTCTCTTTGTAACTGTTTATTTTCTGAGCAATAGCGGCCTTTCGCTTTTTGCCTTTCTTGTCTTTGTTCGATAGCTGTTTTGTTGCTGGCGAATTAACAGTGATCTGCCAATTCCTCGGAATCTGCCTGAGTCGACTGGGCTACGCTCAATGATTCTGGCTGACAATGAGATAAGACTGCCCCTAACAACCTTCTCGGGTAGCTCTGCAAATCGGTTGAATGTCGAGGTGAATTTGCTCATTTTCGTATCTGTAAGTCAGCAGACAATAAGGTGCCTGCGGGTTGATTATTTGAGATGGATACGACGCGGAACGTCGAGCCATCGACGACGAGCGTGTCCCCAACCTCGTAAGTGTGCGCCTCGGCAAGAAGCCTTCTATCTCCTGCGAGGATAGTCTGGTCGCCGATATCACTATCAGAATAGTCGAATAAAACGCCAGACTTGGTGAAAGTGCTGGTAGTGTCGGAAGTTGTACCCGTTGCAGGGTCATACGCACCTTTAGTTGTCCTCGTGAAGGTATACTCAGCTCCGAACTTCTTTATAAGCCGCTCGGCTGTCTTCTCTAATGGCGCGTAATTGTACGTCACGATCTACTAACCAAGTTCGGCGAGTGAACTAGCTTTCTTACTTGATGTTGGAATGCAGGTGTGCGGCGTCGCATTCCTGCGTGGTTTGCATAAGACACCTGTATATCACCGATTCTCTCGCTCGTTGTATGACGCTCTTGCGGAGACATGTAGCTGTCTTCATCAAACTCTATCTTTACTAACTCATAGACAGCAACTTTGACTTCGTTAGGAATCTCATCGGACTCAACTGCATAGCCATCAATGTACACTTGATCTCTAGGCCATTGCAGGGCTTGGTTCTCGTCAGATTTCACACCAAGAAAGTGAAGTGTCTCAAAGTAATCCATCGCTCGGAATATTTTATGCTCGATGACACCATCGTCATCGGTATAGGTGACGTTCCGATCATCAGCCCATGCCTTGAAGTTAGCAACGCTGACGTAAGTGTTTGCGCCCGAAACAAGTGCGCCTGTTTCAACTACTAATGTCATTGCAACCTCGCAAAAAGAATAGGGGGCCGAAGCCCCCGAAAGGTTTAGCCAAGCAAGATTGACATGTAGTCTGGCTTGAACGCCTTAACGCCCCATGCCGCCGCTACTTCGATCATAGTCTTGCGATAGCCCTTGTACACTCGAACCTCAAACACGAGGCCTGAGTGAGGGTCTACAACTGTCAAGTGCATCGTCAGCCGCATCACCGCCTTCTGGAACCGCTGGAGCGCGTACTGCAAGCTCCATAGCCGCTCGGTGCATAGCGATGTTAGCCGTGTAGTTGTTGCCGATAGTCATAGCCGCGTTGTTGGCAAGCGCCGCACGTAGACCAGTAGGGTTGAGAACGATGTCGCCATCGCCATCACCAGCAAAGCCAGTGCCGATCACGTACTTGTTGGTGTCCCCTGCGAAAGTAACAACGTCACCCTGCAAGATAGTGCCAGTTCCAGTATCAACGTGAACGCTTGTATCGCCGATTGAGTAACCAGCAACGAGGTCAGCTAGGTAACCTGAGCCAGTTCCCTTTGTGTGAGACTGAACTTGTGCCGACTCGCGAACAGCCATGCCATAAAGACGATCAATTACGCCTTGCTCTAACAAATCAGAGCGACCCGCTTCGTTAACCTTGTACAGGTTAGCAATTTGACGCAAGTTAGTGCATGCAGTTGTGTTGAGAACAAGTGAAGTCTGTCCATCGTTCATGGGCATGCCGTTATCAGCAAGAATCTGGCGGACTTCAGCAACTTCATCAAAGTTTGAAGCAAACGGAGTAGTGCCAGCAGTACCAAAAGCGCGAGATGCGTTCTTGTATGCTTCTTCCGCAAGATCAGCTTCGATCTCGTTGCAAAGAGTTCGCATAGCTTGCTTGATCTGATCGCCATAAACAGTGTCAAAGCCGATGCCGTTGTTAAGGCTTCGGACGTCTTCACCAGTGTAAGGGATCTGGACAGCGCGAGAGTTGTTGATAGTGAGCGTCTTGTTATCAACGGTCTGATCTGTTCCTTCTGGAATAGTCATCGCCTCTGATACATCGACAGCACTTGCAGAGCGAGTGAATGAAGCTCGGACGATATCGCCCTTTGCTACGCGCTCTGAGCCATTAGCGTTGATAGTAGATGCGGGGATGAAGCCAACCAGCTCACGCCCCACGACGTCTGCGGCTTTATAGATATCTGCCGCCAAGTTTGTAAGTACATTAGCCATTGTTGGCCTCCTTAATCATCAAAAAGTTGACCGCCCGATTTGACGAACTCGGCACGTTGCGCCTGCCCATCGCCTCAAAGTCAGCCCGTGATATTTGCTTTGCTCGTTCTTCGGCTCTACCTTCTGAACGCGCGGCACCGCCGCCGACTGCCTGACTGCCATCAACCAAGAACGGGTATTGTTGCTTGATTGTGCTAGTCAAGTCCTCAATCGTAGAAACCGTCAACTGCCCGTTATCTACTACTCGAAGCTCGTCATCTACTACACTTAGCCTCTGGCTAATCTGTTGCTGTAATAAAGACGCCCTCTGGGTATCTTTAGTCAAGCTAGCGGCTATCTTACCAGATTCCGCTTGTATTTTCTGCTGGATTATATTTGCATTCATTTCTTCAATTTTTCGCCGCAAAGATCTGCCTCAGACTTCTGCGACTCGAACAACTGCTGGTAGTCATTTTCCTTTTTTGCCTTTTCCTCAGCTTCTAGCTTGGCCATTTGTTGCGCTTCTTCGGCTTCGCGCTGTTTCGCTTTCTTCTCAGCTAAAAGCTCATCATTCTTGCGCTTCAGAGCGGCTGTACGCTCTTCAATAATCTGCTCGGCTCGCTCGGCGGCCAGAGCTTCAATAGCGGCTTGTTGGTCTTTATTTGTTTCTACTGCTTCGGTTTCCATGCTTCACCTCTGGTTTGCAAGTTGTGGCTCTGCCACGTTAAGGAGTCGGATCTAAAATGTCCGACAGTGAACTGTCACGAGACACAAGCTCTGCTAATGTCAGCGTGTTGCCTCGATCATCAATAAAGCGATCAATGGGTAGTTTGCCATCTCTAAATAGCTTGGCTCGTGCCTTGCCTAACACTTCATCTTGAAACGCTTTTGGCTGTCGCCTCAGCCATTGCGGATATGTTGTCTTAGCACTCACCTCGCCTGTTTCGGATGGTCGTGTACCATCAGTATCTCGGAATATATCGAACTCCTTTTTCACCACAGGCACAGGTCTGATCTGCAATTGAAGTGCGCTGGCGGCTTGGGTGCTTTATCAAAGTCTCTGTATATCGTTCCGTCACGGTTTATGCAAATTAAAGACGTACGACCATCTAAGGTTGCTACCCATTTGTAGCCCTCAATCACGTCGTCATTCTCTTTGAAGGTTTTCGCTCTTGCCTGCACAGCCACGAAGCGGGTTATTGTCCGCGCCAAGGTTGCGGCCTTTCGTTTTTCTGTGCCTTCCGAGTCTCTGATATCCTGCACGATCTCAGCTGTCGTTTTGCCTAACACCGAACCTTCCCTAATCAAGGTGACAATGGAAAGCGCACTGCGCCGACCGAACTCCGAAAGCGCATCCGCAATCGTGTAGCCCTTGCTTGGCTCTAATTGCATGACGTTAGAGAATATAGATTGCTGGAGCAAGGCAGGCGACGGTAGATCCATATCAAGTTGCAGTGACCTGTTTAGGGTTCGCACAGTGAAATCTGTTTCATACTGTAGAAACTCGACCATCTCATCACGCAACTCGTCCGCATATTCCGAGTGGCCTGCCAGCAAATACTCATAAAGGTCAGCTATCTGCCGCTCTAATCTATTGCGCTGAAAGTCGGTTACATCAGTATCTAAACGATCTACAGCGCCGCGAATGAGCTTGACAATAAACTCTTCAGCCTCACGTTCACGGCCCTGTGCGTAACGTAATACAAAAATTTGGTGCCGCGTCAGAACATCG